AACTCGCAACTAGACTTGGTACACTCCAATCCACACTTACCAACTTCAAATACTTGAGCAAGAAGTGGACCGAGAACTGTGAAGAAGAGCGTTTGCTCGGCGTGTCATTGACTGGCATCATGGACAATGAGTACACGAATGGTACAGCCCATCGTGATCCTGATAGTCCTGTGAAGTTTTATCTTGAAACTATGTTAGAGGATCTTCGTAATGAAGCTGTTAAGACTAATAAAACATGGGCTGCTAAACTTGGTATTCCTGTGTCTGCTGCTATTACCTGTGTCAAGCCTTCTGGAACAGTTTCGCAGCTTGTCGATTCTGCCAGCGGCATTCACGCTCGTCATAGCCCTTACTATATTAGAACTGTTCGTGCAGATAAGAAAGATCCACTAGCAGTAATGATGAAGGATATGGGTTTCCCTGTTGAGGATGATGTAACAAAGCCTCAGCACACCTATGTCTTCTCGTTCCCGCAGAAGTCTCCTGAGAATGCTATATATCGTAAGGATATGTCCGCTATTGAACAGCTTGAACTATGGCTGACATATCAGCGTCACTGGTGTGAGCATAAGCCGTCTATCACCGTGAGCGTGAAGGAAGAAGAGTGGCCAGAAGTCGGTGCTTGGGTTTACAATCACTTTGATGAAATGTCTGGTGTTTCATTCTTGCCGTTCTCGGATCACGTTTACAAGCAGGCACCATATCAAGACTGTTCTAAGGAAGAATACGAAGCATTGCTTGCTAAGATGCCTAAGAACGTTGATTGGGCAAAGCTCTCACAGTACGAAAAGCAGGACGCAACAACTGGCTCACAGGAACTAGCCTGTGTCGCAGGAGGATGTGAAATCTAATGGGACTATTTGCGCTGCCTCTGTATGATGAGCCTAAGAAAAATGCGGAGGCAGCCATTTCCAACTTGCGTCTATATATCAGTGGTGAAGGCGGAACATACAACTTAACTTTCGCGCTAGGATGTGTAGAGAGAGCAATAGAACAAGAGAAAGAACTATCGAATGACAAAAGAAGTAGATAAAATAAAATGCAACTACTGTGAGTCATCATACAAAGTGCTTTACGATTATGAAGAAACACAGGGGCAACCTAGATTTTGTTCTTTCTGTGGTGAAGAGTGTTTTGATGAAGATGAGGTAGATTTAAACGACGATGAAGAGTGACATATATACCTCTAAAGAGGTATGTTTATGTGGCTATACAATGGTAAAGAGATAGGTGATGATGAGATTGAAGGCTATGCTGCTTTCGTTTACATCATCACCAATCTCGTAGATAACAAGAGATATATTGGCAAAAAAATCTTTACTTCTATTAGAAGAAAAAAAGTCAAAGGCAAAACGCGAAGAAAAAAAGTCCAAAAAGAAAGTGACTGGAAATCCTACTACGGATCTAACAAATCACTTCAAGCAGATGTTGAGAGACTGGGACAAGATAAGTTCGAACGAGAGATAGTCAAACTCTGTAGAACACGCGGAACGGCCAGCTACTGGGAAGCCAAGCTTCAAATGCAACATGAAGTCTTGGAGAAGCCCGATGATTTCTATAACGATTGGATAATGGTAAAAGTCCATCGCTCTCACATAAAACAATAACTGCGACAATGCTGCACTTGCGAAATAGACTCCTGTGTGCTATATAGTTATGTATCACAACATGACTGAAAGGAGTCCTACCATGATCGCATGGGGAAGAGCAATGTTTGCGGCTATGAATGGTTTCGGTGAGCAAAAAGATACCGCATTGACAAGAATGTTCCGTACCGAGTACGGAAAAGAGTATTATTGGATGAAAAAGAACGGCTATGAAATAAATGACAGCTTTGTGAAAGATTTCTTAGCTGCAAGAAAAGAATCATAATGTAGTCTTCGTACTACTTTAAGTAGTGTTAATGTAGCAGGTATGCGACAAATGCATACCTGCTATTCTTATTCCAACGTTGAATTCTGAGGGCCAGACACTATATCCATATCATAACAACGGAGAACGATATGACTATGACCCTCATCCTGAACGAACGTCAAGCCGCGCTGCTTTCACACGCAATAGTTGAGTTTCAAGATGCTATGCATCGCCAGTCTCATGAAGATTTTTCAATTGATGAAGAAACTATTGCAGATATCCAAATCCTCGTAGATCAGATCCTCACTCAAACTAAAGTTGAAGTATACGTTGATGTTGCCGATCATGCGTTCACTGCATAGCTGATATGCGCTAAAGAACGTTGAAAATCCGACCTCCAATCACTATATCCATAGAGTAAGAGAAAGAGAGATAGAATGGCTAAGATAAACGTTCCGGTTGAGTTTCTGTCCGACTATGCTGAGTATGTCAAGTCTGACTACATCAAGTGGTGGGGAAAGCGGGCCGCTGAGCCGCACGTTCAGGAGATGATTGCTAACTTCACTATCACGTTTGAGCCTGGTTCGTCTTACATCAAGGTCGTCAAGGCCAATGCTGATGGTTCCCATGCTTCAGTTCACTCTTTCATTGTGAACAAGGCCAAGACTTTCGCGCTCGGCACGATTCTCAAGTCGGCTAGCTGGAAGGCTCCCGCGACCAACTTTGGTCGTGGCAATCTTCTTGACAAGTCAACTTGGTCCCGTGTAACCTGGACTGGCTGCAACTAATCAATCGAAAGGGAAAAACATGGATCGTCGTGAATATAACGGTTGGACTAACTACGAAACTTGGCTTGTGTCTATGTGGTACGGCGATATCTTTGCCGACCTGGCCTCTGAGGGCCGTCTGGATTCTCCCGACAATCTCCAGACTTTTGTTGAAGAGATGTTAATGGAATCTGGTCAGCTTCCTGAGTCTGGCCTTGCTGCTGATATCATGAATGCATTCCTGCGTCAGGTCGACTGGGATGATATCTATGATCACTATCACGAAGAGGTCGAGGAAGAGGAAGATGAATACGAGGAATCACATAGCTAAAGTCCTCTGGACGCCCAAGTTTCGCAAGCAAGCTGTGAAGTCTGCTAAAGCATACTCACGCAAGGTAAAGCACAAGAGTAAGTCCAATGACTCCGTTTAGGACGCATGAAGAGATTCCGCTATTGATCCGCGAATATGTGTTGACAGTAGCTGATGAAAAGTCTATCATGGATATACCGCTTGAAGATATCAATGCCTTTATTGATGGTCTTCACAAGTTTTACGAGACTGAACGAGAAGAACATACGGAAGGTTGGGTGTAATATGGAAGTTTATGAAGGTTCTTTCGGCTCTTGGGCCGATGTATGTCGTGAGTTTGAGGAAGTTATAGATTTGCCTGATGAAGTTCTGTTGGCTGTGTATGACTCCGAACTCTACGAGGGTTATGCCAACGTGATATATCGTCAGGCTGATCGGTACTACTGGGTGCATGGTTCTCATTGTTCGTGCTACGGACTTGAGGGTCAGTGGGATCCCGAAGAGTATTCGGCCGATCTGCTCATAGCGGCTCTGCGCCGTGGTGATCATTTCTACTACCACGAAGATGCCGATGCTCTCCGTGATGTTGTTATAGACCGCGTTCTCGCGCGGTCTCAGTTGGGACATGCATAATGGCACTTGTATATACCAAGACTTCATCTGGCCGTAAAAAGCCATCTAAAAAGACCTTGCGTCTCCGCGAAGAGCGCAAGGCTCTCTTTGCATCTATCCTCAAGGATTCTCGCAAAGAGCGGTTTATCAATATGCCGGAGCCACTGCCGCGCAAGAACTTACCGCCGTTGTCCAACTCTGTTGGCAACGGCTTCAAGCGTTCTGTTGATGCCTACACGTGGAAGCGTGACCGCGAAGAATCTGTTGCGACCGCGAAAGCTATTGAAGAAAAGAAAAAGCGTCTAGCTCCTATTGCTAACAAAACTGGCTATCAATATATAACTGATGGTGCTGACGTAGAAACTCTAGGAAGAAAAGTGTGACTGAATTTCCTGAACTAGACAAACTCGTAGAGGATTGTCCATATGAAACAAAACTGGCCGTCACTGCTTGGGTATTCCGCAACATTGTGGAACACGCTCAACAGGGCGGCTCTTTTCGTTTTCTAATCTATGGTCGACTTGGCTTCGACACTGATGCATATGTGCCACTATATGAAGCAGGCGGCATGGAAATCTCAAATGAGTTTGACATGAGCCAAAAATCTGCAATACTAGATATTGTTCAGTCAAAGAAGATTGAGGAACTGAAAGAGCCGTTGAACCTGTGCGATGAGCCTGGCTGTTTTGTAGAAGTCTCTTGTGGATTTCCAACTGACAATGGATATCGCCGCACATGCTTTAAACATTCTAAGTTTGCGAAAGACGAAAATGGAACCTAATGCACATAGACCACTGTATATGGAATACGTTACCGTTGGAAAAGTGTTGAGATACTGGGCGCAAGATTTCTATAAAATAACAGAAAATCAGTTCATTGATCACTGTATGAAGGAATCTGGCGGCGCAATGTCCGCATTCAATGCAAGAATCATCTACAAACAACTTATGGAAGAAGCAGGACTAAAATGATTCAGAGTGTGACTGGTTATATGTGCATGATTGACTTTGATGATGAGTTGGGCCGTGCAGCAGGCGGAAATCCTGTCTATCCTTCCGTTAATGATCTGAAAGCAAATCATGATTGTTGGGAGTCTTGCGGGATTGTAGAAGTTCGTGTAGAATATGTTCGCACTGTCGTGGAACAAGATTTATGGAAAGGTGTGAAAGAATGAAAGAATATGTTGTGCGATATCATCTTGGTGCATATATCTATGAGTCGGTTGTGAGGACTTCCAGTTCTCACGCTGCATTGCTCTGGGCAAAAGCAATCGGCGGATACAATCCTGTTGTGATGAAAGAAGTGGAACTGCCTGAAGAGTGGTATCAAAAATGAAATTCGGTATCTTTTCAGATTTACACATGGAGTTTGAGCCGTGGTTCTTTGAACCCGATCCTGATGTGTTCTACCTGAATGCGGGTGATACTCATCCGCAATACTTGATGCGCGACTATTTCTTTTCGCTGTTCAAGAACGATAACCTGTTTTCGGTGATGGGCAATCATGACTTCTATGGTAGTTCGTTTCATAGTGCTGACCAGCATTTTCATGAGCGTCAGCTTGGCAATCTAAAGATTGCTGGCGCTACTCTGTGGACTGACATTCGTCCTGATCGCTGGTTTGACTTCCGTGAGTACATGATGGACTATCGTAACATCAAGGGTATGAACTACGATAGGTATATGAATGCTCACAAGACACATCACGATTTCCTCTTTCAGGCCGATGCTGATATCTGGGTCATTCATCACTTGCCATCTTTTGCATCCGTTCATGAAGAATATCGCAACTCAAGTGGCAATGATTTCTTCGCAACAGAACTCTCTTCGAAGATTCTGGATATGAAGAAGCCACCAAAGCTTATCGTTCATGGCCATACGCACAGGCGCATGGACTACATGCTCGGTGATACTCGCGTGATCTGCAATCCTCGCGGATATCCTGGCGAGAATGAATGGTATAAAGACTATCAACCTGTATATGTGGAGATTGAATGATGACTGCCAACCAACGTGCTTTGAAGAAGACCATCATTGCGGTTCTTCTTATTGCTATCTTTATTATCGCATCTAATATTTGGCCGCCACTTGCTGGCTACGCCGTAACAGCGGTAATAGTAAGTGCTATCGTAGGACTCATCTTTATGGCTTTTGCGATGTATGAAGAAACCAAAGAATGGCGTAAGAGGGACTAATGGATATCGTAATCTACACAAAGCCAAACTGCCCGTGGTGCGTGAAGGCTAAAGAACTCATGAAGAAATTGAATATGGAATACTCCGAAAAGATCCTTGATGTGGACTATACGCGCGAAGAGTTGCGTGAACTAGTAAACGGTAGCGTACCAGTTTCTATGACTCCGCCACTGACTGTTCCTCAAATCTTTGTTGACGGCCATCGGATCGGTGGCTATGAGGACTTTGCAGAATGGTGTGATAATCATGGGTATGGCAATGGATGAACTTGACCGCCAAGCTAGACTTGCAACGGAAAAGTATCTTGACCGCCGTGCATTGATCTTCATTGAGGAAGCAATCGGTCATTACATTGATCGACACGGCGTAAAAAAGACTAGACAATACCTTGAATACATGCTAGAGTATCTGAACGAGTTTGAAACAGAGGAAAAGTGAAATGTATAACGTGACTGTGAAGAAGAATATGGAAATCGATCTTGACGATGCTGGCAATCTTGTTGCTCAGGTCCTTAAGGAAGATTTTGATTTCATCTCAAAGGAAATCAACGAATTGAAGTATAGTCTGACTACATTGTATCCATATCAGTGTGAAGATTTGAAGCGCAACATTGAAATCCGTGATGCCATGAAGGCTCTTCTTTCATACTACATGACGAAGAGCGACTACAACGAGTTTATGGAACTTCAACGTGTTTATGGAAATGTCGAGTAACTATATAGGAGTATACAATGCCGCATCCGCATAAAAACAGGCCGCGAACTGGCCGTCGAAAGATTGGTTCAAAGAAGCGAAAGAAGGCTGCACGTAACCGAAAGGGATAAAGTATGGGTAAAAAGAGCAGGGCTGAACGCCGTCACAATCATGAGCGTATGATTGATAAGGTCAAGAAATTCTGGTGGCTCCAAGCAGATAAGTATTGGGGCTCAGAAGAGCGAAGACAAAAGCATATACGCAAAATGGCCGAGACGCGAAAGCCCTGCTCTTGTTATATGTGCGGCAATCCTCGCAAACACTGGAAAGATAAGACTATGCAAGAACATCGTTTTGAAGAAAAAGCAAAGGCCGATTGGAACAAACTTAAAGAAGATTGGAACAAGATTTGGAACGATGATGAGCGCGGATAATGGAATATATATTCTGGTGACAGAAGGACCAGAATACCGTGTTGCGTATCATCATAACATTGACGAGATTTATGGAAACTTTTCCGATGAATCTTTCCAATGGCAAGGTAACCCAGAAGCAATGTTGGAATATTTCCAAGACGCACCAATGTTTTCCAATCTGGAAGAAGCCCTTGACATGGCCGAAGAAATGGTCTATGATTATGCCTATCTTGAAGACGGAATCTGTGTGATTACCGACTTCAAAGAATGGAATTTTAACAAGCTAAAGGAAAATCATGGCACGGAAGCCAAAAGCGGTTCGCGGTAAGTTTGCCGATGAGAAGTATCTCGGTTCAGAACCTGATCTTCGCGGCGATGTTACTGATGCACAGGTCATTCAGGCCTATAACTGGTATAACTATTTCTATGACTCAGATCAAGCAAAGGCCTGGGTCATTGACTATTTGAAGGAATTTCACAAAACAGAAAAGGAACTAATCAAAAATGCCAACAGAATTAATAGTAATCTTTGCCGTACTAGTGGTTGGAATTGCCGTATACTACTTTTGGGCGGGAGTCTCCCAAGCGAAATCGAACAGCGAAATCTTGGACGCATCCGAGCCCTTGCCGGCGCCGCAGCCAGAACCAGTGAGCGAAGCGAAGCCGAAGAAGAAGGCACCAAGAAAGAAGAAGTCAAGCAAGTAATCTCCATTCAAGAGCGTGTGGCCAATCGTGCCAACGACCTGATTGCTGAGATTGAAGGCATTTGGACAACTTCTATCGTGATGGTGTGGTGTTCAAGCCTTCCGATTGGCTTTCTCAGAATGATGTAAAGCCGCAGATTGCTCAACGCATCGCGGACTATTACAAGCCTCTTTATGCTGAATTGTTCGATGCTCTCAACGGCAAAGACGTTCAGCTTAAAGAGGGTTATGCTTCTTGGAAAAAGACCAAGCTCAAGATTTATCTGGAATTTGTTAAGTCTATTGTGTCAGCCGCTGAAACGCGGGCTACTCTTGTCAAGGCTCGTAAGCCGCGCAAGAAGAAAGAAAAGTCTCCTGTTCAGTTGGTCTCTAAGCTTAAGTACAAGGAAAAAGATGATGCTTACAAGATTGTCTCTGTCGATCCGAAGCAGATTGTCGGATGTAATCAGCTTTGGGTATTCAATACCAAATATCGAACTCTGGCTGTTTACAATGCTATGGGCCCTGCTGGGCTTAACGTCAAGGGCAGCACACTAACTGGTTTTGATGAAAAGACTTCGATTGTGAAAAAGCTCCGCAAGCCTGTTGAACAACTGAACAAGTTGAAAGATGGTGGCAAGGTCGTTCTTCGCAAGTTCATGGACGATATCAAGTGCAAGTCTAAAGAAGCAACTGGCCGCATAAATAATGAGACAGTGCTTGTAAGGATTATCAAATGAGTAATAACGTATTCAAGTTCCCAGAACACAAAATCGTCCGAGAAGTCCCGCCTCAGATTGAAGAGATTGAAAAGGCCAAAGAAAAGGGCAAGCAGAACTATGCAGAAGATATTATCAATGACTTTGCTGAGAGTATGCTTGGCGCACTAGATAGCTACGGCATAGACCAAGACGGCAAGAGTTTCGATAAGGACTTATCGTTTGCTGTTGAGGCTATTCGTGCAATGATCTATCGTTCACTTGGCCTAGACCATCATCTTCATGATTTTGTGGACACTCATGTGTCTGTTCTCAAGAGAGACAAGAACGGAAACTTAGTTCTAGAAACTCCAGAAGAGATGGAAGAAATTATCATTTCCGAGATTGAAACACCTGTTGACGCTGACAAGTGATTGCTATATACTCTATAGCATAACTGAGGAATATTATGGCAATTCTAATTGATCTAAATCAGGTATTGATCTCTAATCTAATGCAGCAGATCAATTCCAATCCAAAAGTCAAGCTGGACGAAAACCTGATTCGTCACATGGTATTGAACAGCTTGCGTTCATATGTAAAGCAGTTCAAGGAAAAGTATGGAGAAATCATTGTTGCTTGCGATAGTAAGCGGTCTTGGCGAAAGGACTTTTTTCCTTTCTATAAGTCCAACCGAAAGAAGGCGAGAGAAGAATCAGGCTTCGACTGGACTCTCATTTTTGAAACGCTGGGTAAGATCCGCGAAGAACTGAAAGAAAACTTCCCGTACAAGGTAATCGAGGTTGAAGGTGCAGAGGCCGATGATATCATCGGTGTCCTCGCTGCACGTAAGGCTCCGCACGAAGATGTCCTAATTCTGTCGTCTGACAAGGACTTCGTTCAGCTTCAAAAGTATCCAAATGTTATTCAGTACAGCCCGATTCTCAAGCGATTCGTAAAGAGCGATGATCCTCACAAGTATGTCAAAGAGCATATTCTCAAGGGTGATCGCGGCGATGGTATTCCGAACTTCTTGTCGGCCGATAATGTCTTTGCTCTTGGAGAAAGACAGAAGACCATAAATAGTAAGAAGCTTACGGAATGGCTCGAAAAGACTCCAGAAGAGTTTTGTGTCAATGATACCATGCTTCGTGGATACAAGCGCAACCAAATGCTGGTTGATCTTGAATTCATCCCTCAGAGCATTCAGGAAGATATTGTCGCTGCATACGAAACTGTTAATGTACCAAATCGACAAAGGCTTATGACATACTTTATGGAAAAAAGATTAAAGAACTTATTTGAAGTGATACAGGAGTTTTAATGAAGAACCTATATGAAGTGTTTGATGAGTTTGAAAAAGCTCCAAACAGAGAAGCAAAGATTGCCGTGCTGCGACATAACAAGTCGTATGCACTAGAGTGTGTTCTTCGTGGCACATTTCATCCAGACATCAAATATGTCTTCGATAAGATCCCAAACTATAACGACTCGCTCTCACCGCCTGGTATGGGATATACACACATCCACCAAGAACTGGATCGCGTATATCTGTATGAACAGAACAATCCTAGAGTCGCACCAACTCTCACTCTGCAAAGAAAAGAATATCTGTTGACCCAAGCACTTGAAGCTATGGAAGCAAAAGAAGCCGCAATATTTGCTGGCATGTTGATGAAGAGATTGCCAGTAAAGGGTCTAACATACAAGTTGGTCGAAGAAGCATTTCCCGGCCTTCTGCCTAATGAGACAATTTGATTGAGATTTGCTATGTCATTTTCTTTAAGGAACAGAAATGGCAAAGAACAAATACAAGTCAAAGCTCCAAAAGCTTTTAGAAGAGGATACTGGTCAATCATATGAAACGACATATGAAGACTGTGAGAAATGGTTTAGAATTTTGAACCGAGAACTATTCAATAACACTCTGGCGCCACTGGATGAAATAGACATCCGTTGGCGCAGAGGCACTCACGCATATTACGAATCTTGGATCGATACAAAAGATCCGACATACCGATACACCAAGCTGTGTATGAACAAGCGTTACAAATCAAAAAAATTTTTCGTGGAGGTTCTAGCACATGAACTTGTCCATCACTATCAATTCCTGTCAGAAGGAAAAGCTAGTCACGGAGAATCGTTCATTGGTTGGGCTGACACATTCAACCAGAAAGGACTACGTTTAGTAAGGGCTTATTGACATGAAATACAAAAAGAATCATTATGGCACTCACGAAGATTATGATGATGATGAATATGCGGAACTCAGAAAGGGCACCAAACGGAGACCCATTCGAAACTGGAAGAAAGCATATGTCGAGCATTTAGACGAAGCCGATGAAATAGACGATTTTTACGGTAACAAACAAAGTTACAGATGACGTAGCGTAAGCAGGTATGTTCCAAGAGCATACCTGCTATGCGTTTGATGGCATTGAAGTTTTCGGGCCTAATCTCTATATTATGTGTATCGAAACAACGGAGACTTTCCAATGGCTATCATGTACACTACGGCCCGCGATATCGCTGATTACAACTCCTACGAGAACGCGGTTCTCGCAAAGGTTGTAGATCAGTCCTATCGTATCATGTCTGACGTATGGGGCACGGCTGACTTCGCCCTTGTTTGGGACGAGGCCACGGCGTCTCCTAAGCAGGTCCTGGTCAATGTTTACGATATGCAGGGCTATGGGTGGGTCCCGACTAAGATCATTGTGGACGCGACTCCTGAGGTTCGCGCGGCCTATGAACAGTGGTTGGTCAACTCTAAGTTTAACTCTCTCGTTTCTCACGCGGAAGATGAAGCCCGAGAAATCACGAAGGGCGCTATCGCAAAGGTTGTAAAGGGTCGGAATGCTAAGGGCACGCAAGGCAAGGTTGTAGTTAAGATGCAGGCCTCTTACGGCATGGGTTGGCAATCTAGGGTTGAAGCAAAGCTTGGCATTGCAACCTCCGATGTAATGATCAAGAAGGCCCTCTCTAACGGAAAGGTTGTAGATTCTCACCGCGATATGGTCTGGGTCTGGGCACGCAACTGTGAGAGAGTTGACGTGGCTCCCGTTGACAAGGACGCTCTCCTGGAGCAGGCCAAGGCGTGGGCTGCTAGGGAAGTGTCTGCCCGCGCGCCCGCGCTCCAGGCCGCTGCCTAAAGCTTTCGGAAATATCTCAACAAAATCAAGAGGTTAGAAAATGGACACGGATACGTTGATTCTTGAGTATTTTGATCGTGGTGGTTGTATCACTGTGGGACAGTACCGCAAGCCTCGCAAGGAAGAGTTGACATTTCGGAATGACCGAGGGTCAGCTTTTAATGTGGGCCGCAAGGCTCTTACCCTACGTCAACAGGGCGTCAGGTCCAAGCCCTGCGCCTAATGCATAGCAGGTATGCAAAGGCTATCATTGAAAATCTGGGGTCCGATCACTATATCCATAGAGTAGCGAGAGAGAGGTTCTAATGGCTAAGGCCCGTAAGACTGTTGAACTTGAAGCACTTCGCAAGTACGCGAACAAGCTTCTGGCTTCCACGTATAAGATTCATGACGAGGCGTTCCGGCTCGGCGTCATGGCGATGATTGAAGAGGCTCTTCATGAGGCTAAGGCTTACAAGGGCTTTGCGTATATTCCCAACTATGAACTGCCGGCTGATATAAAGCCTGGTATTCGCTACGGCGACAACTATCAGTTTCTGGAATATCCCGCTCGGTTTGAAGATACTGATGACACTCGGAGGTACTATCTCTAATGGCTAAGTATACAGTTCTGGTCAAGAGTAATGATCCTGACTATATGTTTTTCGAAGATGGCTGTAAGGCTGAAATGATCGGTCGCTACAAGACTTTGTGGGCCGCAAATCGTGCGGTTGAGCGATATGTTGCTAGCATGGCTTCTCCTGAAGCTTTCAATGTCAAAATTTATCTGTCTGGCATAAACGACAAAATCGAGTATGACGCAAGGCAGAATCTGCAATATCGAATTGAAAATCTCATCTTTAACTAGGAGTTAAAAATGGCTAAGGTCAAGGACTTTCTAATCGGTGTTGAAGAGTTGATCTGGACTGCTCTCGAAAAGGGCTTAACTGATGTAGACGGCATTTATGCATATGTCTATATGTGCGAGCCTCGGGCCGACCGTGCTACTGTCGAGGCCATTCTTGACGAGTTGCACCGAATGGACGATATGCAACTTTTCGTTGCTTGACAGTGCCGTGCCTTCCTGTTATCCTTCAATCGTTAACTAACACACACATAGGAGTTTATTAATGCCTAAGATTGCTGGTCGTGAAGTTCGTGGTGAGTTTCTTGCTCTCCAGTTGTTTGATAAGATTGGTAAGGCTGTGACGCCTTCTGAGATCAACGCGCACGTTGGTCGCGGTGACTATGCAGCGAAGTATATTTCGTTCCTGCGCGGTCGTCACGGTTTCGAGTTCAGTGTACAGAAAGACGGCCGCACGGTCGTATCGTACACACTGATTTCTGAGCCGTCTAATGCGGCCGATGTCCGCGCTATGGCTACTGGTTCTGGCAGTGTCAAGGCTGGTAAGGTTGCAAAGCCGAAGGCCGCTAAGGCTGCGAAGCCGAAGGCGTCCAAGCCCGTCAAGGTTCGTCAGTCTAAGCAGACTGCATCCGCGCCTGTCAAGAAGGCCGCGCGTAATGTTCTCAAAGAGAAGGCTGACCGCGAGGCTGATGCATTGCTGGCTGAAATCGGCATGAAGAATGCTGGCGAATATGCTGGTGGTACCTACTCTGTTGATCCCGAGTGGGACAGCATGGACGGTATTGATGTTGCTAACTTCTTGAAGTGATGTAAATATGGATAATAACTTTATAGAGTTTGGCATCATGCTCGGTATCTGGGTTACAGTCAATCAAATTGCCGATTCATTCATATTCAAACTTGGATATATGGAGTTTCCCAGTATGTGGGCGGGTGTTGTAGCCGTCTTGCTACTCGGGCTTGGTATCGCCGCATA